TCGAGCGAGCCGTAGCCCAGCGCCAGCGGGCGCTCGCCGAATTGCTCCGGATAGACCTCATCGACCGGCTTTGGATCGGTCAACATGTGCTTGTCGCCGATCGAGATAAAGCACCAGTCCTCGCCAGCAGTCCGGATGAAGGTCTCCCAGACCCAGATCACGTCGAAGTGTCGGGTGGTCTGCGACCGATCAAACCGATCGAGCCCGCTCTCTCGCGCGCGACGGATTGCCTCCGCCTCCATCTGCGCGCCCTCACCGGAGGATTTGAGGATATTCTCGTCGAGCGCCTTCCACGGGTTGCGCGGGTCGCGCTGCCTGCGGCGGATTTCATCGAGCCGCATTGGAAATTTCAGGATGACGTAGGCTGCGTCCTGCGCCGGATTGGTCCAGTCGGCCGCCGGGTCGATGACATAATTCTCCGGCGGGAACAGTTCGCACTCAGGACGGTCGACGTAGGGTTCCCAGACGTCACGCATTTTGGTGTCGCCGTCGTCGTCCTCAAACTCCTCGGTGCCGGTGCGCTTGAGTTCGAGCTTCCAATACTGCTTCGAGAGACAGATACCGGTAATCAGCGCGGTCTGCCGCGAGCCCATCGCAACGTGAAACCACGGAATGGATGCCTTCCCGGAAGCCCGGTCGGTCCGGTAGTTCACCAGTTCTTTCAGCACCTCCGCCGACGCGCGCTGCATCGGGTCGCCTTCGTTTCCGGCCGAGCAGTTCACGGCATCGATCGAGCCGAACAGGGAGGCCGCAGTAGCTGCCATGTCCTTTCTGACCGCGGTGCGGGTCTTGGGGACGAACAAACGCGAGCGGTTGTTGTAGTCGGTGGTCCGGTACTTCGAGCCATCGAAATGCTCTTGGTGGTAGGCGCGATATCCACGCTCCCACGATTGCCGGTTCACCTGATTGACGTATTGCAGCGCCTGCTGGTCGGCCTCATAGACCATTTGCAGGAACTCGGAATCACTCGGTCTCTCGTCGAACTCGACGCCCTCGTCATCCCCCTCCTCACCATCGACGACATAACCTTGCTCGGCGCGCGCCACGAGCGCCTTGGTGTCGTCGATTGAGCTTTCGGCGGATGATGGAGACGGCTTGCGAAGGCCGTCCTCGCCCGGGGGAGTTGCGCGAAGCATTACTGTTTCACGTCGCCGAAGTCGAACTTGTGCCGGTTGGCACGAGCAAACGCCACCTTCGCCATGTCAGCCTGTCCTCGCGGCAGGTTCATGCGCTCCAAGAGTTCGCCGGCCTTGGCGACGATCAGGTCTGGAGACAGGTCGGAATACTGCTTGAGGTTGATGACCATGTGCAGTGTCTGGCCCATCAACTCCGGGATCGAGAAGCCGACGACGCCAGCCCGAGAATCGGCAAACGATTTCCACTCGTAACCGAAATAATGCTTGTTCAGCAGTTCGCCGATGCCCTTGGCGATCGACATATCAAACTCCGCCACGAGATCGTCGGAGCCGTCCAGCGGCGGAATATAGGTTTGCTGGACGGTCGCTTTGGCGCCGCTCCGCCCCTCGATCTCCGTTACGGATCGAGTGACGGGTTGGTCGAGGGCGTCCTGCATCAGGAATCGGCGCCCGGAGCCTTGAAGCCGTCAGCCTCTGCCGGGGTTGCTGGGTCAACCGGTTCCGGATCGCCCACGGGATTGCGGGGAGGGGTTGGGCTCCGGTTCATCACGCTTTCGAGCTTGGCCTTCAACTCGGTCATCTCGGTATCCATCGCCTCGATCACGCGCTTGAAACCGTCGTTGATCTTGGCAACTGCGGTGTGCCAGCTATCGCCGAACTCGGTGCCGTGGCCAGTGGCGGGCGGAAGATACTCGTTGGGCGGGCCTTTGATCGGGTCGAACATATGTCTCTCCTTTATGAGAACGGCGGGTTGTCGTGCGGCGCGGACGAATACGGCCCTTGACGCGCGGTGTTTTCGTTGAAGCGACGACCGTTCGAGAACTCGTAGAACGGCTCCTTGCGCTTGGCGGCCTCGAAGTCCGGGTCGGCTCGCAATACGAGCACCTTCCACGGCGTATTGAGGTTTCGCACCTTGATCGGCGGGCTGTAGACCATTTTTCCTCTCAGCTATCCAGATGGGTACGCGGCTCGGAGCGCAGCGACTCGAACGGCACGGGCTTGGTCGGCTCCATGTCGAAGATGCGGCTGGCTCCGTCGAGCAGGTCATCGTGTGGTGCGAACGGATGGAGGCGGTATTCCTCGATAAACGTCCGCGTCAGGTCGTACATGTCGCCATCCTCATTGAGACGCTTCAACGCGGTGACGACGCGATATCGCTGGCCGGTGGCTTCGCAGGCGCGCTGCTGGCGTGTCGGCCCCTTCATCTGCCGATAGACGACGTTGCCGACCGCGATGTTGTTCTCGTGGTTGCCGGCATCGACCATCATTTTGGAATCTTCCTCGGTCCAGATATCCCAAAGGGCTTGGTTGCCGATGCCGCCGCCAAAATCCGGGTGGTAGACGACGGCCGGGAGATAGAACAGGCCACGATTGAAGTCCGGCTCCATGCGCTGGATGCGGTCACCCTTGGAGTGGGTGCCGTCGCGCGTGGTGCTCAGTTCCTCGATCTCGAAATAGTCGTCGTCGCGCTCTTGGTATTCCTTGATGACCTCAAGATCGACCTGCATGCCGTACTGCTCGTAGCCGACGCGGACGTTCTGCACGCCCGGATAGGCGGCCCATTTGTCGCGAAGCTGGCAGATCAGCTCGTAGCGGCGCGAGAGCTTCATCCGGTGGCAGTAGCCGTCGAGCAGATACTTGTTGCCGCCGACGTCGATGCCGATCACCGCGATCGCGGTTCGGTCGCTTCGCTTGGTCTTTCCCTTTGAGGGATCGATCATGATGTAGACGTTCATCACGGCCGGGATCACGTCGTAGTGCCGCAGCGACAGCATCGAGAACGTCGCCTCGTTGCCGGCTAGCGGATTGAGCAGCATCTGCGCGTTGACGGTGGTTCGTTGCGCGGTCTTGACTTCGGCCCAGCGCTCCGGCGAGAGCAGGATCGGAACGCCGTTCAACTGACCGTTGTCGGTTGCAGGATAGCGGCGCTCCTTCAACACGGCCCGGTCGATCATGATGCCATACGTGTCAGCGAACGAATACCGGGTTCCCCAGTGCCACTTGCGCGTTCCTTCGAGGGAGCCGAGATTATCGGACAACTCCCAGCGCAGCGTCACCTTCTTGACGATATCGGGGTTGTCGACCATCGACTCGTCGATCAGATCGTCATAGTCGAGAAGCTTGTAGTGCTTTCCCGTCCGCATGCCGTCGATAAGACCGAACGCCTCGATCGTCGCTTCCTTCGGGTTACCCCGGCGCTTGACGATGATGCCCTTGTCTACCGACCATTGCGGCGCCTCCTTGCGGGGCTCGGCCCAAAGCACATCACTATGGATGCGCTTTAATTTCTCGTTGCTCTCGAACTCCTCCATGATCTGCTTCAGGAACGGCTGAGCGACTTTGCTGGTACCGGACATGATCGCGACCGTAATTTCCGGGTCGATCATGATCTCCTGAATCACACCGGCGAACGTTCCGACTGAGGAGTTGTGCGTCGGTATCAGATACTCGCTGGCAAGATAGAGACCATCGGAGGCTTCGACCTGAATGCAATTTGTATCGACGGTATCCACCGCTTCGATCGAATGAATACGCCATCCTTTTGATCCATGCCGACGCGAGCGAGGTTTGAGAGCGTCCAACTTGCGCGTTATCCTGCATGGCAGGTCATCGCGGCTGGCCTGAAACACAACGTGCCAGCTTCCGGTTCCTGCTCGAACTGGGCTGAGACGCGCCTTGAATCCGAGGCTGATAGCAAGAAATTGTACTTGCTCGGCCATGCGCTTGTCGGTCTGCGCGAATGTAATGCAGCCATTATCCGGCGAGGCGCTGCCGTCGGTATCGATCAGGCCCTGCAACAATGAGAGCCGTTGCGCTTTCGATGCCATCAGATACCGATCTGGGATATGCTTGTTTCCAAGCACTCCGATGTCTTTGAGCTTTTTCCCAAGACCTCTGATCCCGTGGACACGAAAATCCTCGTGCCTGCCCTTATCCTGCTTCCGGTCGGTCAGGATGTATCCGGCAGCACGGATATGGTCGAAAACTTCATGGTCCATGCCGCAAATGGCGCCTTGATCGCTGTATCCATCACCCAACCACGCGCCAAGCACATAAGGATCGATTGGTAAATCCGCGTGTGGCAACTCCAACGGCTTCGTTGCCTTGATGATCGGCCGGTAAAGGGCATTCAAGGCCGCAACATCATCTGTTTCGAGGGTAACGCTCTTGCGTGCCTTGCGACCGTTCTTTGTGCCGGACACACGTTCGCGACTCGGCAGATCGACCGTCCACAGATGCCCGGCACCGCAGACGATACTGACCCCGTTGTCAAAGGTGACGCGGCGGCACGCACCATCGGTAAAGTGGCGAGTAGCGAGAACCTTTGTCGGCCGGCCATCTGCCCCAAACACATGGTCTCCGGGCTTCAATGCACCATGGGTGACCCATCCGGACGTGGTTAACACCTTGGTTTTACTGCATAAATCTTTGTAATGGTACCGCGCCCAGAGATCGAGGTGACCGTCAGGTTTCGCCTCGACTTCCCGGCAGCGATCGAAAATCCAGTCGTGCCAAGCGTCCTTGCGATTGCAGGTGACCGTCAGCAGGTAGAAGCGGTCATTGCAGTTGAGCAGCGCGCGGTCGGCGTCCGACATGCGCGTCTCGGCCCATTCGTAGAAATCCAGCGTCTCCATCAAGTCCAGATACGGCAACTCTTTAGTGAGGAGTTCGCCGAAAGCTGGGTCTTTCAGGTATCTGGTTCCTTTTAATTCTTTTGCCATTAGGCAAAACGGGCAAATTCCCCAAAGCGCTCAGTTGCGGCTGCGCAGTATGCAGCATGAGCCGCTTCAGGTGTGTCGAAGCGGCCGAGGCTCTTATTCTTCCCGTTGATCGAGATGTATGCTCCGAACCTGCGGCCTTCACGAATGACGCCTTTGAAGCCGGTGGAGTTTGGCCGGCAACGGCGGTTGGCATTGTTTTGCGAGTGATTGGCCTCTCGCAAATTGTCCGGATCGTTGTTCTTGGTGTTGAGGTCACGATGATCCAGAAAGATTGGTGGCCAGCGCCCGGTTTTGTAAAACCAGATCACATGGGCTATTTTGTAAGTGAATTCGTCGATCTTGATACGAGGGTACTTATGGCTATAGACGCCGGCTGGCATTCCCTCCCAAACCCCGCGCTTCACTCCACCACGCCAAAAAAGACGACCTGTGACCTCATCGAACCGAAGGATAGTTGTCAGTCTGTCGTGCGTGAGGGCGTCACGCTTTTTCTGATTGATCGGTTGCACTACTCAAACTCTTTTGGCATTCTCGGCGGCCCGCTTACGGCGGAACGCATCCAGATCTTCGGACAGCGGCGACTTCGCGGGCGTCACGTCGATCATGCCGTGACCGTTTCCGTTGCCGTTGAGCGCGCCGTTCATGCCCGGGACCGGTACGCGAATGTCGATCGAGGCTCCTCCGGAGAGCTTCGCTGCGACCGTGAGCGCGTCAACCAGTGCAGCCGTGCCCCGCATATCGAGCATCAGCAGGCCCGGCGTGGCCGCCATGCGCTGCGCGATGATGATGTTGAGCGCCATGCGCGCCCGGTTCTCCTCGACCGCCAGATGCGTGCTGGAATTTGCGGCCTTCACAAGATCGGCTATCTTCGCGATCGTGGTCTCGTCATCGAGGGCGACGTCCGCCAGCGTAAGCGCGACTGGCTTTTCCTTCGGCGGCTTGGTCGCGTTATTCGACCGGCGATCCGTGAGCCGGCGATCGGCCTCTACCGTTAGGCTCTTCTTTACCTTTGGTGGATACTTCTTGATGGCCCAAGCCTTGCCGTCCACGACGCCAAGCTTGCGAATGACCGTGGATTCACCGATGGAGAAGCCGCGAACGATAAGCTCCTTGTGGACCTTGCGGGTCGAGGCATTCCGGTTCCGACTTCTGAGATAGTCGCGAACAGCCAAAATCTGCGCGTCGGTAGGGGTTCCGGAGCCGCCAAGCGCGTCCTCGTCATCCCTGAACTGGTCACTCATGTTGGCGTCCCGAACTGGCTGAAATCCAGCGGGCCGGCGGCCGGCTCGCGCGCGGCCGTGGATACTCTGGTCGCCTGCTGCGAAAAGTCCGGAGCCTCGACGGGCTCGCCGAACTGCGAAAAGTCCAGATCAGCCGCCGCCGCGCCACCGCCAAAGCTCGTGCGCCGCTTGTTGATGTCGCTGGTCACGCTACCAAGTAGGTTGCCGACCGTTCCAGCCTTGGCGAAATGCGGATTTATCGCCATTTCGCTCGGGGTGAACACGCTATCGACTGGCGTGCTTGGGTCCATTTTGAGCATGCGTGCGGCGCGGCCGGCACCAAAATGGTGCCCACCGTAAGTTTCAGCATCGGTTGGATCGCGGCCAAGCGACTTAGCCATCGTGGCCTTCGTATCCTTGATGAACGGCATCCACGCTGACGCCTGCTGGTAGGCGTCTTTGCTGTCGCCGACGCCGTACTGGTGGCGAAGGTCCGCACGCATTTGATAGATGCCGGCGATAGTTTTGCTGCTTCGAGCATTAACGTCGCCGCCAGATTCACGCTCTGCGACGGCAAGGGCGAAGGCTGGATCAACTCCATGCTCTTGTGCAGCACGCTCGATGGCGGAACGGACGTTAGGCGCGACGCCGCTCACGGCAGTTTACCGCTCATGGCGGTCGACCATGTAAGCAATGACTACCGCCACCAGAAACCCGACAAAAAACCAGCCCATGGCCTCCAGAGATTGCGGAGACAGGATCACGTCAGAATCTGCCCCATTAGTCGTTCTCCAGATCGGTCTGGCACATTTGGTGCTGCAATAGCTGCACGGCCCCGAGTAGGCCGCGCGTGGTGTGGCCAGCGGTGTCAAAAGTCGTCAGGTCGCCCGGATGCAGCAAGGCACAAGCAATGCCACGGACCTTGCCAGCCTTAGCCATTTCCAGAAGCTCGGTGAGCGTCGCGATGACGTCCTCGACGCCACTGACGCCCTCGACGCCACTGACACCACCGCCAATCGCCACGCTGGCACGGAGGAAAACCGAGGAGCTGGTCACTCGACGGCCCCGCGCGTCGGATCGGGAACGTATTCCTCGGTCACCTCGAAGGTCGAGTGCGAGCCCTTTTCCGGCGTTTGGATCGCGTCCTGCTTGACGGTGGCGCGGTAGCGCCCGTTGACGTGAATCTTGACTGCGGTTGTCATTTTCGACCTCCAGTTTTGTTGAGCCGTGGGTTCTTTTCACGGGCCTCGGCCGAGGCGCGGGCCTTGCCTGCGCCGATGATCTTCTCGGCGGATTCCTTCGAGACGCCTTCCTTGCGCTCGACCTGCTTCGCGGCACCGGCGAAGCCCGGGTGTTTCTTTAAGGCCATCTAACCCTCCATGTTCCCAAAACGCGAGAAGCCGCCCCGGTACATCCACGGTGGCGGCTCCTCATCTTATCCTACGGGCGCTTACAGTCGCCCCTACAGTTTGAAGCA